GCTACGGCACTGGCTAAAGAGATTGAAGACAAAGAGATGAACACAGAGGCTGTAAAGCTACTTGGTGAGGATGCCGAAAGGCTAGGACTAAAGGTGAACTAATGGATCAGGCTACGTTTCTTAAACTACAGCAACGAGTGAAGATGGCACAGATTGCTATGGGCAACCTCTGGCTAGGTGAGGGTAAACGATCTGGTGGCGTAGGAGTTAATACCTCTGATGTCGAGAAGGCCCGTAAGCAGATAGCTTACAGGACTCAATCTGCTCTAGCACCTAAGAAGTCTATGCGACCTAAGGCCCGTCCAGCGGCAGGTACCACACCACGCACATCACCACGTCCTAAGAAAAGCCCGTGGAAGAACTCGCAGGGTGGGACAACACCTTCTACGTCTATTCGTCCTAAGCCAAGGGGGAAGTAGGATGGCTAAAAAGGCAACGCTAACAGCAGTAGCTACAGGCTTTGGTTCGGCAGCTACTCTTGATGCAAACTTCACAGCCCTTAATACAGCCCTAGATAATACACTGTCCCTTGACGGCAGTACTCCGAATGCTATGACAGCGGACCTTGACATGAATGGTCAAGGTATCAACAACTGTGATAGTCTACTCATTGATGGCACTGATGTCTTTGCCGTTATTAATAAGGTAACAATAAGTACGAGCGCACCGTCAGGTGGTTCGGACAAGGACATCTGGTTCAAAGTTAGCAGCTAATTAGGAGACAACAATGTCAGCTCTTTCAAACTTCGCAGAAAACCTACTACTCGACTGGGCAATGACCACAGGGTCAGCTACCCGTCCTACGGCTTGGTACGTAGCCCTATTCACAGCAGCACCCAATGATGCTGGCGGTGGTACAGAGGTATCTACTGGTGGCTATGCCCGTCAGACGGTAGCCTTTGCTGCAGCCTCAGGCGGTACTACATCTAACTCAGGTGCAGTAAGCTTCACTGCCTCTGGAGCTAACTACGGTACATGTACCCATGTTGGTATCTTTGACGCATCCACTTCAGGTAATCTTATCTGGCATGGTGCCCTGACTGCATCCAAACTGATTGAGGACGGAGACACACTCGAATTTGCTATCGGCAATATCGACTTGACTCTGGCCTAATTAAATGGCTGACGGCTTTCGCATAACGGAGTCTGGTGATTCTAGGATCACTGAGGCATCAGACAGTAGGATCACTGAACAGTTCCTTGTCGGTGCGACTAGCCTATCAGCCACTGGGTCCTTTACCGCTGCTGCGGCCAAGACTAGGGAGGGCCTATCAGCCCTCTCTGGTTCTGGTTCCTTCACGGTAGACCCAGATGTAGAAAGACCAGCCCTTGCCGCTATGGCTGCGGTTGGCTCTAAGGTATCGGCGGGAGAAGGTATTCTCTTCGGTGCCTACGAGGGAACTGGGGTAGGTAGTCAAACCGCTGCAGCCACCTCCTCAGTACTCGGTGGACTAACCCTCACAGGTACAGGCACTCAGACAGGGGAAGCAGACCGTACTAGACCTGCCGCCTTCAGTCTTACAGGCACAGGTACTTTTGCGGCCGAAGCGGTTAGAGAACAGTACCTCTTTGCCTCTCTAGCTGGAGTAGGGACACTCAGCCTAGACTACTCAGTGACTGGTGCTGGTGCTGCTGACCTGAATGCAGTAGGCAGTAAGACTAACATTGGCGTGGGTATCCTTACAGGTGCCATGTCTGTCTCTGGAGCAGGAACCTTCTCAGGAGCCTCTGAGAGGACCAGAGAGGCCTCACTATCCTTCTCAGGTACTGGCACTGCCACGTACACTGGTCAGGCCCTTAGACCTGCCCTAGGAGCCTTCTCAGGGGCTGGTACCTTTGAGGGTCTGAGTACACTAATCAAGGGTGGTCTCTTAGATGTATCAGGTGCTGGTACAGTTGGTCTTGTTTCCCTGAAGATCAAAGGGGGTCTATCCTCCCTGTCAGGTGCAGGAACGTGGTCGGCCTCTGCAGACCGTATCAGGTACGCCTACTTCTCTGATGATACTGAGGAAACAACCCGATTCACAGAGGCAGGGGACACTAGGATCACTGAGGGCGGAGATACCCGTATTACCTTCTTTTCTGGTAACAGAGCTATATCCTCAGTCCAGTACGAGGCAGCAAGGACACTCTTCTCTGGGGAGTTACACTACAACGATGAGACTACGTGGAAAGAGATGGCCCCTTGGGTTAAATGGGAGGGTACATGGGTACGCCCTGAGACAGTATACAAACATGACAACGGAAGCTGGAAAAGGGTTTACTGATGGCTAACATTAAGATATCTGATCTGACTGGAGCAAGTGCTGCGGCAGATGCGAACGAACTAGAAATCAACGAGGCAGGCACCTCTAAGAAGCTAACGGTAGCTCAGGTATCCTCTAAGGTTATCTCAGATATTGTTACGGCAGACATCACCGCTCTTGGGGCCTTGATGGATAGTGAGGTTGATGCTGATATCAAGACGCTAGTGCTACCTGCAAGCACAACCATAAGCGCATTTGGCGCAACGCTGATTGATGACGCAGCGGCGACCAATGCCAGAACGACACTTGGCGTTGCTATCGGCTCAGACGTTCAAGCCTATGATGCTGATACCCTGAAGGCTGACACCAGCGACACTCTGACCGCTGGGTTTGACAGCGACGAGCAAGACTTGGGGACTATATCCAGCGGTACAACTACTCTTGAAGTGGATGCTGCTAATGAAGAGAACTTCAAGAAGTGTGTTAACGGTGGAGCCTTTGTTCTTTCCCCACCTTCGACATCCTCCTCCTGTGTGATCGTCCTGCGGGTAACAAACAACAGCAGCGCAGGGGCAATCACATTCACGGGCTTCACAGTCCAAGATGGCGATGACCTGACCACAACAGATGGCGATGACTTCTTTATCACCGTTATTGAGTGCGGTGGGTTTTCCTCCGCCACAGTGAAGGCGTTACAGTAATGTTGATACCAATGGCAGCGGCAGCAGCCACAACAGCTTCAGGTAGTTTGACCCTAGCCTATCAGACGAGTACTCAGGTCACAAGTTATGGCGGCACGGTTTATATGCCAACCTTGGCGGAGGGTGATCTGATTATCGTTGCACAGTCGGCGGCTTCTAGTAGTAGCGAACCTACTCCTGCTTATGGAACGGGGTTCACAAGTATAACAACAGCCTTATCCATCAACTTTGCTGCTGAAGACTCTTGGAATCTTCGAGGATGTTTGTCTTATAAGATAGCGGGACCATCAGATAGCGGGGCTGGTATCACTGGCTTTATGAACGGCTTTACAGAAGAAGCTGCGGTGGTCGTTTATAGGCCGAGTGTGGCAATAACAACTGTGACAGTTCAGGACATCAGCCAGCAAGGAACTGGGGGAAATCCATCATCTAGTACAATGAGCGCAAGCGCATCCACCAAGGTAACTGTCTGTTGTGCGGGTTGTGCTTACATCCCAATGGGAACCGCTGCTGTTGGAAACCAAAGTATGACCTTCACCCCTACAGAAGATGTTGCCAAGACTGGGCCGACCTTCAAAACCGTTGTTCAAGACCCCACCGCCACTGATGCAGTAGCCGATGCTGTTGATGGCGGGGGTAGTAATGTTTACTTTGATTGCTATCTGGAAGTGGAATGATGTGGATTGAAGACGCTGTCAAAACTCCCTGTGTACTAGCTGCTTCAGGTGGGCTTGATAGTGCTTACTGCTTGTACCACGCAACGACCGACGCAGTACTGCTTCATGCTGACTTTGGGCTTGCAGCGGAGGCTCCCCAGCGCGTGGCCTTGGCTCGGCAGATGACCTATTTAGGTAAAGACTTTGAGCTAATCGAAAAAGCAATTACGCCTCAAGATTTAGAGTATTACGAAGCCGTCAAAGAAATGCTGGTAATAGCAGGCGAACGCGACTTAAAAACAATAGTAATCGGTGACAGTCTCCATTGTCAGATGACCTCTCAGGAGGCGGATAAGCTCGGCCCTCTTGCGGATACCACTTTCAGAGGAGTAACCCTTTCACGTATGTGTGGAGTGGGTGGGTTTGCTGAAGTAAAGGCTGCGTATCTGGGAATGCCAAAAGAGTACTTGGCGATGACTTGGTCTTGCAGAACCCCAAAAGAGACAGAAGAAGCGTGGCATAAATGCGGGTGGTGTGGGGCGTGCAAGCTACACCAGATCGCTGGTCTTTGGTCTCAACTACCTCAATCTATGATGAAGGATATTTAGATGCTTATATTACACAACGGTACAACCATGTACCCCTCAAACGAAGCCCCTAAACAATTCCGCAATGGGAGTACGGCCAAGCTGCCTTCTGGTAGTCGGGTTGGGCCTATCTCGGATGGCCTTGCTGTCGAGGATGGTTGGGTTTTTTCTAACATTGCTGACCTTGCGGCTGTCCCCTCCGATAAGGAGAGCGTGGGTCGTGAGTTGAATTACGCCAATGGCAAGCCGCAGTTTGAACATACCCTGAACGATATCACTGCTGAAATGGTAGCGGCTCGCCGTAAAGACGCGGTTAAGGCTGAATGCGAAGAGCGCATCCTTAGCATGATTGACCGCAATACCCAAGCCACAATCACAGGTCTGGCAAGTACCAACCTTTTGACTAGTACAGAAGCATCAACATGGAGGGCAGGAATGAGTTGGGTGCTTGACATGCTTGAAGCCAGCCGCACTCTTAGTACGAACACAGAAGATTTTACCTCAAACACTGTATGGCCCGCTGTACCCGCTGGTATGCCTGAACTTGCAGCTAAGTACTAAATAGATGGTAAACTCAGCCTCGCAGTACATTGATAAGATGGTCCTAGGGTTAATAGGCCTAGGCATAACTATCCTAGGCTGGTGTGTAAGAGTAATCTTCACCAACTCAAAGAAGATAGAGAAGACAGAGGCTATCCTTGAACACCTGACTGAGACAATGAAGGACTACAAGGAAGACCTAAAGGAGATGAGAGCCGAGAATACAATGGCAAGCCAGAACCAGTCAAAAATACTGGAACTAATGAGACGGGCTAACAAAGACTAATGGACACCACCCAAGAGCAGATCAGGAAGGCCGCAGAGGCTGATCTTGTAACCTTTATTAAACTAGTGGCCCCAGAACAGGTGCTAGGACAGTGTCACGAGGATGTGTGTAACTGGTGGATACGTGAAGATGCAAGGACTCACCAACTGTTACTGTTCCCCCGAGATCATGGCAAGTCTCGTCTTGTCGCTTATCGTGCTGCTTGGGAGCTTACTCGGAACCCCATCCTAAGAATACTCTACATCTCTGCTACATCAAATCTTGCAGAGAAACAGCTAGGCTTTATCAAGGGTATCCTTACATCTAAGGTCTACCGTAGGTACTGGCCTGAGCATGTTAACAAAGAAGAAGGTAAGAGAGCTAAGTGGACAACTACCGAGATAGAGCTTGACCACCCTTCCCGTAAGATAGAAAACGTAAGAGAACCATCAATCTTTACAGGTGGACTAACCACCTCACTGACTGGCCTACACTGTGACATAGCTATCCTTGATGACACTGTCGTTTACGAGAATGCTTACACAGGTGAAGGCCGACAGAAGGTTCGGAGTCAGTACTCCCTTCTGTCCTCTATTGAAGGGGCTGAGGCCCTTGAGTGGGTTGTTGGAACACGGTACCACCCGATTGAGTTGTATAATGATCTGATCCAGATGGTTGAGGATACCTACGATGAAGAGGGTAACAAGGTAGGTGAGCAGCCTATCTACGAAGTGTTCGAGAGTCCTGTTGAAGACCTAGGGGACGGAACAGGAGAGTTTCTCTGGCCCCGTCAGCAACGTAAGGACGGCAAGTGGTTTGGTTTCGATCAGAAGATTCTGGCTAAGAAACGTGGGCAGTACCTAGACAAAGGACAGTTCAGGGCACAGTACTACAATGACCCTACTGACCCAGACAACGTACCCGTAGGTTCTGACAAGTTCCAGTACTTTGATCGTAAGTTTCTTAAGCAAGAGGACGGACACTGGAAGTACAAAGAGGAACGTCTTAACGTCTTTGCCGCAGTTGACTTTGCTTTTTCTTTAAGTAAACGGGCCGACTACACGGCTATGGTAGTAATAGGTATTGACAATGCAGGAAATATCTATATACTTGACATTGACAGGTTCAAGACTGACCGTATCTCGGTCTACTTTGAGCACATCCTTAACCTCAATACTAAGTGGGGCTTCCGAAAACTGAGAGCAGAGACTACAGTAGCGCAGGTTGCTATCGTCCGTCAGCTTAAGGAACACATCAAAGAACATGGACTGGCCCTCAGTATTGATGAGTACCGTCCTAACAAAGGTTCCAAAGAGGAACGCATAGCTTCCATACTTGAACCAAGATACGACAACCTTGTCATCTGGCACTACCGTGGAGGGAATGTACAGGTACTTGAGGAAGAGTTATCCAGTAGGAACCCAGCCCACGATGACGTAAAGGATGCCTTGGCAGCGGTAGTTGACATGGCGGTTAAGCCCTCCCGTAGGGGGTATAAGCGGAGTACACCTAATGTTGTATGGGCCAATAACAGATTTAGAGGCGGTTGAACATGAATGAGATAGAACTTTCTGGGGTCATCAATCCAGACACTCTGGCAGTAGAGATCAGTAATCAGTGGTTCACCTTGAACCAGAGCCGTAGCTCTTGGTTAGAAGAGAAGCAGGAACTACGGAACTACCTCTACGCAACAGACACCAAGACTACGGCTAACTCAATACTCCCGTGGTCTAACTCTACTACAACACCTAAGCTGACACAGATCATGGACAACCTCCATGCTAACTACTTCTCCACCCTGTTCCCTCGACAGCAGTGGATGAAGTTTGAGGCCTTCTCAGAAGATGCGGCTGTCAAGGAGAAACGGGAAACTATTCAGGCCTACATGGACACCAAGCTCCGCCAGTCCAACTTTATTAACACCATGTCAGACCTACTCTATGACTGGATACAGTACGGCAATTGCTTTACCTTAGTCGAGTGGGAACAAAAGTACTTGACAAACGAAGCCAATGAAGTTATTATTGATTACATTGGCCCCAAGGCTACCCGTATCTCCCCTCATGATATTGTGTTTGACGCAACGGCATCAGACTTTGGTGAGACACGTAAGATCATCCGTAGCCTAAAGACCTTAGGTGAAGTCAAGAGAATGGTTCTTGACAATCCAGATAATGCCTTCCTACAGTCGGCACTGGACCGCAGCCTAGCTGCAAGGGCTACCGTACTGGGCGGGGATGATAAGTATAAAGATGCAGGCTTTGTTGCCGATGGCTTCGGAAGTATCCGAGAGTACTACAACTCTGACTACGTAGAAATCTTAACCTTCTACGGTTCAGTCTACAACAAGGACACACAGGAATACCAGACTGACCGAATCATCACAGTGATGGACAGGTCTTACGTGCTGGAGAATAAAGAGAACCCTAGCTGGCTTGGTAACGCACCAATCTTCCATGCAGGCTGGAGGGACCGCCCTGATAACCTCTACTCAATGGGTCCACTAGATAACTTGGTTGGTATGCAGTACCGTATTGACCACCTAGAGAACCTCAAGGCCGATGTCTTTGACCAGATAGCCTACCCTATCCTTAAGATCAAGGGTGATGTTGAAGACTTTGACTTCCAACCTAATGCCCGTATCTACCTAGGTGAAGAGGGTGACGTAAACTACTTAGCCCCAGACGGCACGGCCCTACAGGCTGACATGCAAATCGCCATCCTTGAGGCTAAGATGGAGGAGATGGCTGGTGCCCCTAAGCAGGCAATGGGTATCCGTACTGCAGGAGAGAAGACAGCCTTTGAGGTGCAGACACTACACAATGCGTCCTCTCGTATCTTCGAGCATAAGACAGGACACTTTGAACGTGTCTTTGTTGAGAATATCCTTAACAGTATGTTGGAGATGGCTCGACGAAACCTTAACCAGTCTGACGTTATTCGGACTATCGACAGCCAGTACGGTATCGAACTGTTCAAAGAGGTGGACAAGGATGACATCTCAGCCTCAGGAAAGATTGTACCAGTAGGTGCTAGACACTTCGCAGAACGTGCCCGTCGGGTACAGAACCTTAACCAACTCTACCAGATCAAGCTGGCAGACCCCTCTGTTTCAGCACACCTGTCAGGTAAGGAGTTCGCTAAGATTCTCTCAGAGGAGTTAGGTGAACCATCCCTGTACAGTGAGAACATTGCAGTACAGGAAGCCTTAGAGACAACAGAGGTACAACAGGAAGCTGAAATGCAGAACCAAGAGAACCTACAGACGAAACAGGAGCTAGGAATATAATGGCTGAAAAATATCGATCAAGTGCCAACTGGGTGGCTGGAAAGCAAAAAGTTAAACCAGCGGAGGCTACCACTGTCCACACCTCATCCCCTGTGCTTTGGAAGGATAAGAGTTTCATCGACAAACTGTTCACGGCGACTAAGGGTTTGATCTCTGGTGATGCCGTGATCTACGGAGCTAAGAAGAAGAAAGGTAAGTAGTCATGGGCAAGAGGGAAGAGCAGACCAAGACTATGTCCAAGGCTAACAAACGCCTTGGAGGGAAGGACCGTAGCAAGAAGAAGGCAACAGCTAAACCAGCTAAGACATCTGCCCCCTTTAGTCTTACAGGCGGACTTAATCTCCGAGCCAACGACTGGGAAATTCAGCCCTCATCTACTGGCATCAGCTTCTACCGATCCACTGCAGTATTTAAGGGTGGGAAGTTTTAGTGAAAAACTCATGGCTCAAAGGCCTCACTGGAGAAGCTAAAGCTAAACGTATCAAGGACATCATGGGCCACAGGAATGCCTTTGATGATCTGAAAGAAATTCTGGAACAGAACTATCGCAAGAAACCTTCTGTTCGAGACTACGATGTTCCTAATTGGGAGCACCGTC